CTTTCACCTATCGACCTAGCAGCGGCAAAGATTCAGACGGAGAATGAATTAGACGCAACCATCTACTCACTCATGGCTAACGGCGGCGTCCCTAGTGGCGTGCTGCAAGTTCCGGTAGGCACAAGTGAAGCGGCTAAGGAACAGATTAAACAGCAATGGAAAGACAAATATTCCGGCACGTAAGGGCAACATCGCCGTCCTATCGGGTGATGTGTCCTACGAGCGCATGGCGCAATCGCTGGCAGAGCTACAAGCCGATGGTATCTACGGACAACTCGAATCCAGCATCTGCGGTATCTTCCGCGTTCACCCCGTCGTAGCTATGACCTACGCGGGACTTATGAACAGCACGTATTCCAACATGGAATCCGCATTCAAGGAGTTCACCGAGCTTACCCGCGTTCCGTTGTGGAATAGCTGGGAAGAACAAATGAGCATCGGGTTAGCGAGTGAGTTGAACGGCGGCTATAAGCTCCAATTTGACACATCCAATGTCGCTGCCCTAGCCAATGACGACGAAATACAGGCAGAGATCACGGCGCAATTCTCAGCAAACATCATAACCCAGAACGAAGCGCGTGTAGCCCTCGGATGGCCTGAAGTGCCTACGGGTAATCGCTTCAATGTAGAGCTTCAACCCGCCCCCGCACCCTTTGGCGCAATGGACGCAAGCGAAGACGACGAAGCCGACCCCATGCCGTTATATTCCATGAAGTCGGGCAAGCTGCTACTCAACGAAGAAAAAGCCACAAGCATTTGGAAGCGCACCGACGACGCGAACACGCGGCACGGCGAAGAATACCTACCCTTCGTGAACGACCTCATTGACGACGTGACGAAGGCGGCTATCGGATCAAGCAAGGCGTCTAAGAGCTTAGACCCTGACAATGTGAACGTGCAAGCCCTAGTCCGCAAGTTCATGAACGCCACAGAGGCCGTACGTAAGCAGATGATACAAGAGCTTATCGACCTTGCTCTCATGGACGTGGTAGGGGCCGACTTCGCTGCGGTGCAATCCTACATCGATGAGATCACGGCGTCCGTCAATGAGGAAGTCAATAGCAAGATGACGCAAGCTACCGAGTCCATGAAGGCCAACGTCATCCGCATCGTGGACGATAACACCGGCAAGCCCACGTCCGAGATCGCCGCGGCACTCCGCAAGGGCATGGAGGAATCGTACAAGGGCCAAGCCGACGTGATAGCCAAGACGACAGCGCGGGCGCAAACGTCCACAACGCAAGTCAGCACATGGAAGGGCCTGAACGAACGCGAGATCGACCCTAAGAAGAAGCTTGTCAAGGTGTGGATAACACGCCGTGATAGCAGGGTACGTAGTCAACACGCGGCCCTCGATGGCAAGTACGTAGAAGTCGATGCCCAGTTTGATATTGGCGACGACATTGGGGACGGGCCGGGCCTGTTCGGTAACGCCGCCAATGCCGTGAATTGTCGTTGTGTCATCACCACCGTTCGCAGGGGGCAACTTGGCTAAGCAACAGAATTTATCCACACGACCGAACAAGTCGCAACAACGACAGTCAGAATATGTTATGTTGCCAACGGACTACGACGCGGGCATGACCGCCTCTGATGTGCGACTCCGCAACATGATACGCAACCGAGTCACCAAGATGCGCTCACGTACCGAATTGGAACGGATCGCACGACTATTGGAAATAGACCTGACATAACGTAAACGATACCTCCCCCAAGTCCCCTCCACTACGGGCATTGCTGGCTAACCGCTGGCGATGCCCGTTTTTTGTTTGGATACGAACATGAACGACCTCGAATACAAAGCCTACGGAACGAAAGTCGCACTAAGCGAAGATGGCACATTCACGGCTGTTGTTTCCGTCTATGACGTGATCGACTCGTACGGCGAACGCGTGAAGTCCACCGCCTTCGATGCTTCCCTTGAACGGTATAAGTCACGCGGGAAGGCAGTCAAAATCTTGTGGGGCCACAACTGGGAGCGTCCCGTTGGTGTGGCAACGGAGTTGGAATCCGTCCCAGCTGGTGACTCGAGACTCCCAGACGAAGCCAAGCAATACGGCGGCCTTGTGGCTACGGGCAAACTCGCGTTGAATACCAAGGAAGGCGCGGAAGCGTACGAACACTTGAAGGCTGGAACGATTGATGAGTTCTCCATTGGCTACCGCGTAGTTAAGGACTCGTTTGGCGAAGACGGCCTACGCAACCTCGACGAAGTAGACCTACACGAATTCTCACTAGTGCTTGTGGGGGCTAACCCTGCAACCTCGTTGATGGCTCTCAAATCGGCAATGACCCAGCCACAAAAGGCCGAAGCTCTGGATACTGAGCTTATGGCCTTCGTGGAATCATTGGGCCACCATGCCGATATGCGGGAAAAGGCCGGGCGCGTTTTGTCTGCTGCTAACATGGCAGTCTTACAGCAGCTCGCAAACAACCTTGGCAAAGCCCGCAAAGAGATACTACGGATTATCACGGCGGCAACTCCGCAGCCAAAGGATGAACCGAAGAAGCTATCAGCAAAGGAAGCACGTACCTATCTAATTAAACAAGGAATCAAATAACATGGACGAAATCCTCGCCCAAATTCAGGCGGTACTGGGTAATCCCGAAGCGACCATCGAAGAGATGGCTGCTGTACTGACCGCAGTGCAAGAAGCCCTTACAGCTTCGACGGCTGACGATGCTACACCCGTAGACGAAGCTCAGCTGATCGAAACAGTCAAGCAACTCAAAAACCTCGAAGCCAAGATGAACCTGAAGAAGGCCGCCATCGACGCTAAGACGGAGGTAAAGAACATGGCAATCCGTAACCAAACGCCTGTGAACGCTCTGCCGAATAGCACGGTGGAAGTCAAGGCATCACGTACGCGCACAAGCGTATTTGAGTCTGACGAAGCTGCCCACAAGTCGGGTCTGTTCCTTGCTGCCATCAACGGCAACAAGAGCGCAGAGAAGCGGTACAATGAGAAGTACGGCGAGATCAAGACGCTCACGTCTGCTAACTCCGCATCTGCCGGTATCCTCGTTCCTGAGGAAATGGAATCGGCTATCGTGAAGCTCCGCGAAGAGCGCGGCGTGGCACGTCAGCTTGCACAAGTCGTGAACATGGGTTCCGAGACGCGCAACATCCTGAAAGAAGTATCGGGTCAAACCGCTTACTTCATTACGGAAGGTTCCGAGATCACGGATACCGACCTTGTGTATCGTTCGCTCACGTTGTCGGCTAAGCTCGCAGCCGTTCGCACGAAGTTCCGTCAGACGCTGTCGGACGACGCTATGGTCGATATCGCTGATGAGATCACCAACTTCGCAGCGTACAAGCTCGCTGACCTCGAAGACAAGTGCTACTTGATCGGTGACGGCACGAACACGTATGGCGGTATGCTCGGTGTGTCGAAGGTGTGGGAAGCGCAAACGGCTGCTAACAGCGGCACGTGGACGACCGACGCTGACAAGGACAACAACGCGGGCATCCTGCTTGCTACGGGTGCTACGTGGGCATCGGTAACGGACGACGACATCTCCCAGCTTCTGGGTAAGGTCGCCGCCTATCCTGGCTTCCGTGGTCAGTTCGTTTGCTCTGCTCAGTTCTACTACGAAGTCATGCATCGCCTTGCTATCAACGCAGGTGGCACGACGGCTACCGAGATCATCAACGGCGTTGCCCGTCCTGTGTTCTACGGTATCCCTGTCGTGTTCTCGCAAGTCATGCCGCAGACGACAGCCGTTTCCACGGTTCCGCTTATCTACGGTGACTTCGCTCAGGGTTCATACTTCGGCGACCGTAAGGGCATCACGATCGAAACGGACAAGAACATCGGAACGCAGGTGAACGACGTTGTCATCACCGAACGCTTCGACGTGAATGTTCACGACTACGGTAACTACAATGCTACCGCAGCATCGCAGACACGCGGCGCACTCGCTGGCCTCGCCCTCAAGAATTCCTAACACGTAACAAGGACAATACAATGATCGGTTTGCAAGGAACAAAGCTGCTCAATATCATCCCGCCGGGGGTGATCGTTGATAACGGCACGTACACATCTACCGCCGTCGATACGCTCGGCTGGGATTGGTGCACGTTCGTCGTCACGGTGGGCGCAACGGATATCACAATGGGCGCGTTGAAAGTCGTCATGGACGAAGATTCCGCTATCGGCTCTTCGACAGACGTCACGGGCGCTGTCTTTGGCACGTCGCTCAATGACACAGGCGCAACATCGGCACTCCCTACGGACACCGACGATAACAAAGTCTATGTTATCGAAGTGGACTGCAAAGATGTTGAGCGTTACCTCGACCTCGTAGCTACCGCAGGCAACGGCTCAACAGGCACGTACCTCTCGGCAGTTGCTATCCTTTCACGCGGCATTGTCAACACGGCAACGGCTGCCGAGGCTGGCATTGACGAGCGACTCATCGCAGGCTAAATCAGTCTCGACTATGGGGCCTTCGGGCCTCATGGTCGGCACTCATAACAAGGACAATCATGGCGACCATCTACGAACCACTCAGCAACCATAGCGTCTATAACACGCTGTCGGCTGCCGTCGCATTGACAAAGCCAGACGGCGCAACGCACTTGGCTATCCAGCCCATTACGCAAGCTATCTACTACACGATGGACGGCACGACGCCGACCGCAAGTAACGGCGCGTTCTACCTTGCTGCTGCCGATGCCGACGTTATCCCCGTTGGTGAAACGGTAACGTCAATCAAGGTCATCGAAGCGGCGGCGTCTGCAAAGATCAACTACATCTGGCTGCTCGGAAAGGACTCCTAACATGGGAATCTTTTTACGCAAGGGCGTGGGCTTCCCGTTGTTAAACGGCAAAGCCGACCCCGATTCAATGGGTAGTGGCAAGGGTTCACCGCAGGGAAACAAGTTC